CCAACTTTAGCAAACTGATACCAGCTACCAGATTTCCCGATGTACACAAGTCTTTCTGGCTGACCAATCCAGTTATATTTTCCTCCGATTACCATATTCATCACTCCCCCTTGTCCTGTGCGATGGCTGCGTCGATTGTGTACGGCTCACACGCCCTGAACCTGCTTGCATGGTCGTCAAAATAGATCATTCCACCTACGAACGGCTTAAACTCTTTCGCAAACCCTTCAAGCATCTTTGTGTCTGTCATCTTATCGCTCATGGCTGGCGCTCCTGTGTGGCTTGATTTGCCTTCGGCACGGACTGCTCTGGGTTAGACTTTGCACGCGCATAACCTCCAGCGAACCACTCAAGCGGCTCAATTAGCGCATGACGACCAATACGTTCATCCCTCCATAGCTTGAACTTCTCCAGCATCCCATGACCCACCACAGCAACGGATTCGAAGTTTAAACCGTAGATAATCTAACCACTTTACTGGATAGAACATTGTAATGCTCCTTGCTTTATTGGTTTATGGTAAATACCCACCGGCATACCCGCGCACAGGACAGCCGTATATATCTTTTAATACCGACGCATGCTCATTCATCCAGGTCTGAACAACAGCCGGACTAGTACAACTGAGCAAACCTTTACGCACAGACCCATCGGGTAACTCTTTGTAGTATTCGACTGCACTGCCCGACCACAATACTGCATTTACGAAGTGTGGAAACGAATCAGTGCAATGGATTACCTCAACACCCTCTACAAGCCGTCTAGGAAGCGCTTTAAGACGCTCTGCAGCTTTCTGGATACCAATGCGTATCTTTGCCTCTGGAAGCGCTGTAACGCGTTTGATGGCGTTTATGCGGTAGTTACGTAGCTGTTCTGGATCCACCCCTGGACAAAGCCCTGCTAGGGCATGCGCAGGACAATGATCATTGGCGGCTGCTAGATGCAAACTTACATTCGCATGCCATTCCAATACAGACTGATCATACTCTTCATCCATCAGTAAATTACAAAGCTGTCCAATACTGCTGCCGTCAAAATACTGATCGGCCCCTTTATCAAAACCGGTATCGCCTGGATGATGGTGATCAATGCGAACGGTAGGGATAATAGTGGGACCTGCACACTCAATGGTAACTACCATTGCAATAGGACTGGTAGATTGATATCCATGTCCCATTTGAATTACACCTGTAGCAGCATATGCGTTACGACTGGTGCAACGTTCATTGTTTGCAGTGGCATAGGCGTAGGGCAGTTTCAGTCCACGTAACACGTTTTCTATTACGGACATCTCGTCGTCATGCGCGCCTAAAATAAACGACATGTGATTGCTCACAGTAGAACTCCTTGCGGTGAGTGGGCATAGAGCCTCGCTAGGCGAGGCTCTAATGGATTATTTAGGAATGGTGATGGCAGCGGCTGGGTATCCAGCTGCAAAAGCTGTAGTAAGCGTATCCAACATTTTCAGGATGTTGAAATAATCAAACACAGTAATGCCTGGGGTATCCACCATCTGCAACTTAGCACCCGGACGAGATGAGTCGTAATATGCCATTACATTTCCACTGCGGGATGTAATTTTGATTTCGCTGCATTGGCGATCGGTAGCGCCCGAGGCGGCATTATCGCTGGATGCAATCCCCACCAACACGTCGCTGTCATTACCCAATACGGTTAAGGTACTATAAAGCACCGCACGATTTGTAGCAGTGGATGTCAAACCAGCTGCCACCACTAGAGTAGCGAGGGCGAGTAGTTTCTTGTTTACTTCTGCTTGCAGTGCACTAAGCGTCTGATTCATGTCGAGGTCTCTTTGGAGGTGGGCGGCAATGCCTGTCTAAGGTCATCAATGCTGTCACAGATATCGGCAATTATGGAAAAGTCTATTAAACTAAACGTTTCCATTTTCGTATAGCTAAACATCTGATCTGCATCAAAACCAGTGATCAAGTACCGAATTCCATCCGGTCCATAATACCCTATTGTGATGTGATGTACTGCAAGCTGTGCTATCCATGCTATTTCAACCGCAATGCAGTGTTGCAGGTTATGGCGCCACATAAACGATTCATGTACAATGTCAACGCCCAGTGACCGGGTGTCTAACAACGGAAATACCTTGACCAACAGCGTGTTTATTTTGGTCATTATAAAGTCTTGTTGCAATTGCCTCATTGCCACGTTTGCGATTGCTTTGTTTGAACGTGGTTGGTCATCCACTTCGACATTTTCTTCGGTCATACGGTTCCCCTGGTCAATCGTTTGAGTTCACCAATGTAAAGTGGATCGCTTTTATAACTAGGCAGGTTCGCTAAGAAAGATTGCGTTTGCAGATTAGGGGCAATGCAACCAGCCGCCGTACACAATGCATGGTACGTGTCGGCTATAACTGTCGGGTCACTTAAGTCGCACGTGCGTCCTGCAATTTCCAAAAAGCGATACACTGGTCCAATTAATGAATTGGGTACTCCACCCTGAATGATTGTGGAGATGGCTCGGTAGTAGTATTCAAACAAGATGGCATTATACCCACGGGTACTGCTATTACCCCGTATAGTTAACATGCGTGATTCGAAATGCAGCCACCCCCCTTCAATGGTGGTACCTCGGTTTATGTACGCACAGATCCACGCCATCATTTCAATATCAATAGCTCCTTCCATGATGTGTTTTGCTAAAGGATGTGTACGCCCAACCATTGAATCGGTGGTAAATGGATTTAAACGATGTTCACCGATAACCCACACCAGATCAGTACCTAGCCTTAACATTTCATTGTAAATGGTTGCAGGGATTCCTAATTCAACCCGAGGCGTACCCTCGCCCAGTTTACGAGTGAATAAAGTACTGGTAGCAAAGTGAACGTTAGCCAGTGACATGTATTTCATTTTGGATCATTCCTTGGTTTTAAACGCACGACGTTATTGTCGGCTGCCCCAGCGGAGATGGGTTTTGCTACAGGTTGTAACGGTGGATCCAGTGGCAGCGTATCTTCACGAGATATCCACATGTCTTTAACCACGTTGGCCAGATGCTTGTTGTAGTACGTCTCCACGGCACGCAGCATGTACGCTGGCAACGCACTTGCATTACACGGCATTACCGTTACTGCCCCATCCTGCCTATCACATATCACCACATGCTGGAAAGACATTCCACATGCAACTCGATGAATGGTCAGTACAATGGCGGCTGCATTGTTGATCCTTAAACCAGTGAATGAAACGCCGTACGCATCGACTTGTGCAAACTGTTGAATGACACCAAAGTCCCGTGTACCTAAGCGAGGGAAAACGTTAGCCATGTACTCAGGCGTAAAACATGCCTCAAACTGATCGTTTAATTGCTGCTCAACCATTTTAACCATGGCCGTACGTATTTCTTTTTCCATCAACCCTGCATTTTTACGACGGGCATTGCTGTGCTTCGAATACTGGCGTTTTATCCACTTCCACATTACCAAGCTCCTTGAGATAGGGTTCTAGTTTCCAAGCCGAAATGGCCGCTTCAATTACATCATCGACACACCATGGATTTGCGGAGTAAGATTCTACCACCGCTTTTAGAAAACGATCGCCTTTGTAGTGCAGGCGGCAAGTAAATTCTCCAATGAGTTGCAGTCCGCGCTGTTCAGTGTAGGAGATTGTTGCAATGTGCAAACGCCTATCTACCGCCCATGTATAACTGCTGCGGATAGTATTATCCGTATATACCCGAGGGATAGTTAAGTTCTGAAACTGAGCGTACTGCTTTGAATTGATCGCCGCTTGCAATGCAAGTACCGCGTTCTTTTTTCTTAATTCAATTGCAGCATCATGCGCACATTGTGCGCGACCACGCTTGCTCCAGCCAAACATAGAACCTCCAAAAAATAAAAAGTGCAGTAGTTAAATTAAGCGAGTTGGTAATCAACCCGCTGTATGGTTACTTAAGCTGCTTGTTTATTTGCAAGATTTGCAAAGTAGATAATAGTACCAACCACACCGATGACTAACAGCCATGGGATGAAACGTAGGATTAACAACCCTACAATAAAAGCACCTAGGTACGGATGCTTCCAAAGAATGAATCCAATCACTGCGAACAGTATTAAGAATTTCATGGTAGATCCTTTCTGGAGTAATGGAGAGTCGGGGTGGTCCCGACTCTCCGTGTGGGTTTAGTCATCAGCCAGAATGCGTGAAGCTTGCTCACGCAGTGATTGACGAACTTTCTTCAGTTCTCCACGGGAATTGCCTGCACCAGAAGTGGTATACTTCATGGAGAGGTTACCGTGGATAGTAGCTTGTCCACCCTTGCCATCATTCACTACTTGTGAACGATTGATTTGCGCGCCCAGCTTGTCACGCGCAATTGCCACCTCAGTGGCGATGGTTTCCACTTCCTTATGCTTGCCCATTACGGCAACTGCCTGACTGCCCAGGGAATGCCCCAGACCAGCAGCAAACTCCGCGATGAAACCCTGGGTCTTCTTGAAGTCACCGAGGTTCAAACCAGAGCCTTCGAGACATTGCTCAAACAGACCTTCGGGTGCATCCACGTTGCCATCTTTAAGAACCTTAAAGCCGGCATCGGTAATACGCTTGGACATTTCCAAGGTGGAATCTTTCAGCGTAATTTCTTTTTGTTCAGACATGGTTGTTTTCCTTGCAAGGATTGATGGGATGAATAGAGGTACCAAGTCTACTCACAATAGTAATATGTCTCTGTAAAGATTTCCAATGATAGGCGGCATAGACACTCCCTCAAAAGGGGAGTGTCTAGTTATGCCTTTAGTTTACCAACGCCCCAAGAACGGTTCCATAGTTTTGCCAGGTAATGAGATTTGCCCCTTTGCCGACGGCACGTCCAGCTCTGCCATATCCAGGGAAACCTGACTGCAACGGACCACCATTGTCAGTCCAGCTACAGGCACCGCCATCTTGTCCTAACGCCCCGCCTAAACCGCCATAATAGTGGTCGCCGCCGTACGTTGCAACCCCGCCCAATCCTTGCGACGAGCCATTACCAGCCGTATTTGGATTTAACACAACTCCTCCAGGTGAGATAGGCGACCACCCTGCAGCGCCACCATCGCTACCAGCGCCACCACCGCCACCTATCGCCGTATGGTAACCACTTCCGCCACCTCCCCCTCCAGCTATTGTATTGAAATTTCTCATTATCAATGGAACGGTAGCGCCAATTGCATCCCCGCCATCCCCGGCAATTGCATACCACTGCCCTGGCGCTATGCGTACAAAATAACCACCGCCAGGACCACCATGTCCGTAAATGAAGCCATAGTTTTCGAAAATGAGAATAACCCCAGCAGGCCAATTACCAGTCACCATACTAAATGTTTTTGGGACAATATATAATTTATCCCCGACTATTGTTGGTGTGAAAACACAATTAGGTGTACCTTGATAAATTAACGTTCCACCATCGTTAATAACTGTTGGGGCGGTATAATCTCTACTAGTAATAGCTACTCTTGGGGCAGGGGCATTATTTTGATATGACCCACCTATTAAACCACCAGCTGGATTTCTAAAAATAATAACATCTCCAGCTACAGGTGGTGGTAAAACGCGAATATCGTATTCAAGCCGTAGATCAATATTTCTTCCACCGCCTGAAAGAAGGACAATAGTTTCTTTTGCCCACACCTTTTGCCAGTTTGGGGTAGCGCCCCCAGCGGCAGTGTGCCAGACTTCTTTAATATCGGTTAAAGTAGGCTGCCCTGCTTCTTGTACTTTAATCTGACTTTTAACATCCACCCACGTGGATCCATCAAATACTTTAAGGGTCATCTTCAAAACTCCAAATGGGTGAATGGTTCTACATTAAGTTTAGTACTCTGCCGCAGCAGCTACCCAATCCAACATCTGTCCAACTGATACCCGGTAGTCTTGCTTAATTTGGCCGGATGCCAATTTTTCTTCGATAGAGGCTTGAATAGTAGACATGACAATTTGAATTGCCAAAGATTCTTCGGGCTTCAACTTATCCCATTCAATCTTGGAACTCACCAATGCCATTATCTCAGGGGCAGTGGCTAACGGTTTACCATCCACATAGAGTCGGACAGCGGTGGTAGTAGACCGTATCTTTTCCCTGTACTCGGGATGCTTAGTGACCAAGTCCATCACCGCAATGGTTACCACGGTTTTGATAGCCACTTTATTAGCAGGGTTTGCATACCACTCGTGAATGGTAGAGCAACCCGCGGAACTGAATACCATCGCTACTAGAATGAAAGCAGAAACTGCTTTCAATCGTAGGTAAAGGAGTAGGCCTTTCATTTTATCAAACATCGTATATCTCCGGTTGTTACCATCCACTGGATGGAGGGGCTTCCTTTTTAGGAATATTCACTAGCAACTCCTTACCAGCGACGTACATGTCGCTCGTAATGACTCGCTTGATGAATTTGGTTTTTGGTTTTTCATCAACCAGTGTACGCTCTTCAGTGATGTGATAATAGCCACCCACTAATGGACAACCTTTGCACCACATTATTTGTTTATCAGGCTGCACCTGTACATACCATTCGATTTTAGAGATGGTGGCTTGCGTGTGTTTACCTAGATGCTGATACGTAATTTCCTTTGGAAAGAACTCGGCGATCTGGATGGCTGGATATTGTTGCGTGGATTCGCTATAGCTCAATAACCAAAGCTCATCCGTAGCCGGTGCATCCGCAACCAGTTTACCCGATGGTCTAAATACCCAATCGGCATTCAGTCCGTACACGCGCATCATTGGCCATGTTTCATCTTTATCGCGTTCGAAGTAATCACCGCGCAATGTACCTTTGGCCACTAGGGAGTTGATGACATACGGTGTCACACAGATGCGTGGTAAGAGTCTATCTTCTTCATCCACACCCAACGTGCGGGCAGACACAAACGGTGAGAAGCTTGGGATTTTGTCTTTGCTAATGTGGATCAGTGGGTACGTATCAAACTCGGTGCCAGCGATTAGTTCAATCTCTGCCGCATTATCCATTGCCACTATTTCTACATACCGCTTTGCTTTGTCGTGTTCGCTGAGTTCTACGTCACTGGCATCCGTTGGGTAAGACAACATGCTAGCAGATAGAGCGCGCTCCACCAAATAAGCGTTTCGTGTAATGCGCTCATGGCGTAATACGAAATCACCCAACACCTGGTCATATGCTTCAACGCAACTCCAGTACCCTGCATCTAACTCAGCCTCTGCATTAAGTTTTACGCTATGCCCTTCGTCGATCTGTACGATTATCGTGGTATGGTGCGCCCTGGCTTTACCGAGTTTACTAATGCCTTGCAAACGCATCTCGGTCACAAATACTTTACCTATTAACGTAACGGGACAGCGTTTGGTCTCGGGCGAGTATGGAATAATCCACCCAGTGTCAATTATTGAGTCAAACCCCGCTACGCCATTGGTGGGTTTAGCGATCATAGCAGGGCGGGCTTGAAATAGGTAGAAACCTCCCTTCCAGTCTACGTCGCCGTAAATGAACTTGTGAGCAAAGTTTTCGTATTTACGTAAAAGATCTTTAAGTGTAAAGGGCATTGACCAAGCAGGGATTGTTTGATCCATTTCTGGGGACCGAGCGACCGCTGGAACAACAACTTTGATGTCGGGGCTTTTAAAGAACTCCAGTAAAGCAATCTCACCCAACCCATTATCCACTAGTTCTATTTTGTCAGCTTTCTCTGGCGCTGCAGTGCCCAGGAATTCTTCCAACTTTTCTTTTTCAGTACGCTGGTCCATGAGACACTCCGCTTTAAATACAATCGACACAGACCGGGAGGGTAGCCCCTCCCGGCTTATGTCGCCTTATTACCACTTGCTAGAAGCAGGCAATACAACCATTGAGTCGACTGGGGGTTCCCATTGCAGACTGGATATCAATGACTCTACACTTAACCCACCACGTGACTCTAGGCCACATGTGTCGGCATGCTGCAGGTCGCGAACGGCACGCAAATGACTATCTGTAAATACAACATCAGACATCATGTTTTCCAGCGAGGGATGACCGAACTTATTGGCAACATTAATACCAGGCTCATTTACCCAGTCCCAGGTGATGATCTCTTCCAGGTTCTTAATGTAAGTGCCTGTGGGTGTAAGTACGTCACGCGTTAGCGAGCGAATGGAGAAACAAACGTTTTCGTGTTTGTTATCCAGTGCTTTCTGGAGACCTGCGCCGTGTAGGCCAGCTGGACGAACCCAACCGCGCACCAGCACAATTGGTCGACCATTATCGTCCTTCATTGACTTATCGTCAATCCACACTTCGCGAATGTGGTGCGAGACCGTTGGTTCATTAATGTCCAGAATACGGTGAATGTACTCTGGCATCGATTGGCCTGGTAGCTTGCGGGGATGTCCACACTCGCCGCGCAGATTGCCACCCTTGATGCGTCGCATCAGAATGGATGAACTTTCAAACAGTCGCTTGGCGGTGGCCAGTGGATAGAAATCGCCACGGCTGTTAAAGTAATCCAATGCACCCAGCACTACGTCGTAGTAACCGTCTGCGTCTTTTTGAAGTAGTCCGACCTTATTCGTACCGACTAATGCGGTACACGAAAAACTTGCGTATGCCATGATCGCTCTCTTAATTAGGATCTCAGAAGTGTTTCAATGCCTTCAGCTTTCTCAGACGGATTTACCAGCGCTGACATAATGCCATCGTCAAAGTAAGATCCCATCAAGCGAGCCGTCGTATTCGTTGCACCGCGGATAACGTTACGGAATGCAATGAAGTGTGGCGGTTTCGTTTTCTGATCGTCGATTGTTTCAATTGCATGTCGATAGTAACGGCGTAGATCGCTAGGGTCACGACTGATTGCAGCAGCAATCATTTCCAACGGCGCGTTAGTAGGCGACAGCGTTACGTTACAGTGGTATTTGGCCGTATCAAATAACTTAGCCAAGTCATCCCCTGCGATAAAGCCGGGAATGTGTCCACCAGCAATAATCTCATCATAGACCTTAAAGGCCAGCTGATCAGTTTGCACTAGATTGATATTCGGACACACTACCGCACCTGCATCAAACGAGAACTCATAGTACTCGTCATCATCTATCTTTACCACACTCGTACTGGACGGTGTGAGCTGCATCATGGCTAAGGCTTTGGACACTGCGTACGTCTGATCAATTACAATTGCAAATATCCCAATGACTCGAACCTCAGAAGCAATGATTGCTAACTTCTTTGCTTCAAATCGTTTTGGAGTATAGATGCGCAGTGGGACCTTAGCGATTAACATTCCGCCTGGCTTCTCAACCAAGCCGGCATGAATTACGCTAGCATCACGTGTCATGTCTGTAAACTTCATACCGGCTCCTTAAGGGAAGATTAGGGGATTAGATGTTGCAGTTTGTTTTGTAGCTTCAACGACAGTGCCTGTGCGATGATGCCGTTAGTGGCTTGCGCTCCATCGACTTGGTTGGAGATTTCATTACCGGCAATGCGGTCAATCGTTTCCACACCAATTTCAATGGCAGTTGCCAACGTAGCCAATGCAGAGGCTGCTTTTTCGTTTTCAGTATCAGGACCATTAGGCACCGCACCAATACGAACGTCTACCAGCTTCAACAGCCATTCAGCCATCATATCGATAACTGCGTACAATGCACCTTCACGCACATCCAGATCTGGATTACCTGCCAATGCACGATCCAAGGCTTGCAGGATCTTCTCTGCATCGGTGTGGGCGTACAGTACAAAGCAAAGTACTTTGCGAGCAGTGCCGTAGAGATCGTTTGCACATTCTGAAGACAGTGTGGAGACCACTTCGTTACAACGTGACATTAGCACATTGCGATTGACCACCACCAACTCGTCTTCAGCAATGTCGTTAACGATCTGCTGTACACCGGCAATCAAGCCACGGATGATGCCGTTGAAACGACCCGAGACTGCTTGGCTACGCAATAGAATCTGCGTGCGACTCCAAGCAGAGCTAAACTTCTCAGCACCCGCCAGCAATGCATCCGGTGACATGGTCTGATCAGTAACGAACGCGCCCAGAATAATGTCAGGTGAGCCACCGTTAGCAATCCACTGGTCATACACTTCACCTGTTACCAGGATAGTAGTGCCTGTTGCCAAGGCTTGACTGACGGAACAGTTTGGCCAGAATGGAATCAACAGTTTACCGCGAATGTCAGAGCGACGACGAGCCAGCGCTTGAGCCACTGAACGCCCCGCTTGCTCAGCCAACTTAGACATCTTCTCACGGTATACGTTCAATGGCATGTCTGCGCCTTCTGGTGCATCGCCTTTCATGGAGCGAGCCATCAGGTACACAGCCAATGCGCGGTTACGCAATTCCAATGGCATGCAGTTAACGCGATCATCCAGGTAATCGTAAATGTTGGACAGAGCAGGGCTACCAACTGGATTCAACATGAACACACGACAGTACACTGCATTGAAGAAGTCAGCACCGAGCTGTGCAGTCCACACATCCACTTCCTTATCGAAAGCGCTCGAGCCGCTGTTCAGCAGTCCCAGTATTTCATCAACTGGCTTGGCGTCAAACCACTGTGGAGCAGGCATGGATTCAACGAAACTTTCTTCGTATCGACCAACCATTGTTTCCAATGTGGTAGAGGCCCAAATGCCATTCATGTAATCCGGTACAATGGCCACTGGTGAAGAAGTCGCTACTTCAGTTTTGCCAATTTCATCTTCTACGAATTTTGCCAACTGCAATACTTGCGGATTGACAATGGTGCGTGCCAGCAACAGATTCTTCTGCACTGACCCGCTCACCATATCGACCACTACGTTAATAGCGTCGTCATGTGGGAAGCTACCTGCTACATCTGGACGAGTAGAGGCAACGTGGAGCAAATCACCAATGCTGTAAATGTCCGCATCTTTAGCGGAATCCAGTTCTGGTGTGTAACAATTTTGCATCGCCAGTGCAAGTGGCGTATTGGAAATTGGTGTGATGGTGAGGCCGGCAGCAGCTGCCTTCTTAGCCAGCACGATGACCGATTCGATGGACTCTTTGCGCAACATGATTAATGCCCTTTTGGTGGTGGTTAAGGGGAGCCCTAAGACTCCCCTTAACCGATGGTTTAAGATGACCGATATGCCTCAAGGGCCAGTCGCCCTACTTCAACACAGAGACGATTGGTGGTTCCAATCAGTTCCGCCGACAACACCACTCGCTTGGCGATAGATTGATAACTGAACACTGCATCAATCGCTTCACCCGACTCAGTTGTATTCTCACCCAACATGACGCGTCCAACAACGGACTTCATCTGATTGGCAAATACTCCTTTGTCACCAATACCCATTGATACTGGGCCGGTAATGTAGTAACGGATAGCAACCACATCGACACCCATTTCCTGACCATTGATGCGGAACCCAACGGCTACCTGTCCCGACACAGCTGGTTTCCCAAGCTGTTTATTTAGACGATAGATGTCCTGGTCAGACCGTTCAACAATAGCGCGAATGGAGGGTGACATTTCGTCAACATCGCCGGTGTAAACTGCTTCGATGCGTTCAATGACGCCACGGGCTTTAGCCTTAGGGGTCAAGTTCGATAACAGCTTCAATGTATCCAGCGCAGCGTCGTCGAAAAGTTCGCTACGACCTGCCGTAGTATTCTCGATGGTACATAAAATACTCTCTACATCTACTACATCTCCAACTTTCAAGGCATTTCTAATTTCTTGATCATTGGTAACTTGTACGATGCGGATTTCGGTGGAGGTCGTTGACAGTCGTGCAGCTAGCTCTTCTGAGATGGTGCAGGAATCTTCCAGCGTGTCCGTCGATTCAAACAAAGCCGTGCGTGCTAACGCGCCGGTTTTCATTACAACCTGATTAGGGTCGAGGTTGTCTGGTTCGAAGAAGTTGCTGTTGTAGCAGAGCACGTCACCTGGGCGAATCACTTCACCTTTCGTGCGCTCAGTTGTAACCATGTGGGGAATGTTATTGCCAGCCCATACGCCGAAGCGTCTGCCCAGTTCATAACTGACACGCTCACCATCACTGTACGTTACACTAATGGTTTTATCGGTTACTGCATCCACTACACCGCCCAGTCGTGCAGTCTTTGCATACAGGTCATCCGTGCGATGAGCAATGACGCGCTCATAGCCAGTACGACATGGCATTGGAGTATAACCGACACAGTGTGTGGTTTGTTTGTTCTGAATACTGATAAAGTTGATACGTTTAGGATCGTCGTGTTCAGCGCCAGGTGCCATCATTGTACTGGTACTTACCACACGAGCCATGTTACCATCAACCTTCGTTACCGGTTCAATAGTTCCACGCAGACTACGATAGCTTGGATCAGCCGTCAGATACGTAATGGTAGCAGTGTCACCGTTATCTGGAGTAGCTTCAGATACAACACCAATACCGTTCTTGTGGAAGGCACGATGCTTAGCGGTCATTGAACGCGCGCTGCGTCCACCACCCCCACGGAATACCACCACTTCTTTCTCTTGGAGATTACCCAATGGATTGGAGTCTTCTACCACCGTCACGGTTGCATCATCAGTAATGGCTTTCCATACCGCGTAGGGATTTAAGTCCACAGTCGCTTTGGCATTGGCAGGCTTACCGGAGTATTGACGCATTGAACGCACGATCTCGCCGTACATTAAACCAGCAAAACGCTCGTAGCCTTTGTCGCGCATGAACAGATTGTCCACCGCCAAAGGATGATCATCAGTTTCCAGTTTGCGAACGGCAGAGATAAACAGATTAAACAAATCCGTAGGCTCTTTCATCTCAACCAGTAGCTCACGGGTAATGTGGTCAACCCACATTTTAAACATTAGATCCATTTCGCGTGGGAAGCGTGAGCCCAATCCGTTGTTATCCAGGATTGCAGCAATCGTTTCTTTCTTATCGAAGTGGTAAACTGAGTAGCGACGAATGTCTGTGCGGTAACGATTAAACCCACCAAATATAAGCTGGGCTGTTTTGTCACTGCGTTTGAAAATCAATGCTTCATCTTCAAACCGTACATCAAACTCATCGTCCCCTAACACGTAACGTTCACGGGTAGCAACGCGACGATAGTCAGGCTTCAACGTTTCCAGTAGATTACCCAAACCAGTTTCGTAAGTAAGTACAATCCCAATTGGGATTGCTTTACCGTAGATGCCTACCTCAGCGATTTCCACTGGTGCTTTGGCCGCCGGTAATTTCAGGATCTGTTCCAACGTACCCAACGGTTTAGCGACGTGTTTGTCGCCCTCTGCCACAATACGGTGCACTACGTTCTTGGTATCCATGATGAGGATATCACCAGCGGCTTTACCAACCGGTACCAATCCCTTTTTCCCTTCAATGGCTTTGATGGTATCTGGGCCAAAGAAACGTTCCCGTTTGTCGTAATCAAAGAAGAAATGATATTCCCCTGACTTAAACTCGGAGCAACGCATGGCAATCGTGGAATAGATTCGCGGGACTTTAGCTTCGTTAACGAACACGTCACCTAATTTAATATCCGTTACCGAATCATCCAGAGTGTCTACGGCTCGTGCAGTAATCTGATTTAATAACCAGTTGGAATAGTTAAAGACGGCACGGTCTGAGCGACTAACAAACAACTTGCTGTAATAGCTAGTCATCGCTACTTCGCTAGGAGATATCTTTCGGATAGGTAAATCACCGCGTTGCTTACGCATGCGATACTTCACACCCTTTGCACGAAAGGTACCGTTGTCATCCACCACGGGTAAGTTAAACCGCAGGGTAGAAGGCGTCCCAATTACTGGAACTACTTTCACCGTGTGTATTTCGTACGAACCATTCAGTTCATCAATGCGATCAACTTCGTAGTTCTGAATTGCGATACCGGCTTTCTGCACGTTCAATGCCATTTTCACAACGTCTTTCTTCATCACTTCACGTACGTAGTCGCGATCGAAACGATTGAGTGAAGAGGAAAGCATTGAGGCATCAGACACACCACTAACAGACGGGGCGATTGGCGTTTTAACGGCCATCTCAACATCAGCGGTTGTAAGGTGCGTAAGCGCATCCAGTTTAGTACCACGTTCGTATGGATTGGGAATCTCTTTATAACGCACGGCTAACTGTTCCATGCGTCGATATTGCGCAGGGGACAATACACCTCGAGCCACCAGACGCTTAGCCGAATCCGTTACACCCGCTTCCATTGAATCAGTCGGTGGGACGTATGGCTTATAACCGACGGATTCTTCCTGGAGTACTTCTGCTTCATTTGCAGTTTTCTCGAGTGCAGCCAAATCGGCATCGATGGCTTTGTCATCCATTATATCGCTTTCGTCTGGCGGTAGATCTAATTCAACATCCCCTACATCCAGCTCTTCAGGTTTGGTAGCATCCTGTGCTTTAGCATCGGCGTATCGGGATTTCTTCTTTGGAGCGCTGTCGTCGGTTGTCTCTGTCGGCGGAGTAGCGTTAACCGGCATCTGTGTAGGTTTAGCGTTTGGTACCATGGTTGGAATTTCAATATCATCCAACTGGCCATCAATCGTAACCTCTGCTTCGTCGGCTTGCGCTGGGTTAAATACCAACTCCCCATCTGCATCACGGTTAGCATCGTTATCCACCGACGCTGGACTAGCCTGTCCTTTAATATCCAATTCCTGATCCGAGAGTTCATCTACGTCAGAAACGGAACGGGCTTCAATCAACGACATCCACATGCGCAACATACGACGCTGCATCTGCAGTGGATCAAGTTGACCTGCGTTAGCACCCAACAGTTTCAAGTTAGCCGTAAAACCCGCAGTCATCGCTTCCGTTACTTCTGGATTGTTACGCCATGCTTCCAACAGTCCCAGATTGATGACAGTCCAGTGGCCAGTTTCAACCCAGACTAAGTTTACTTTGTTCAATACTTCAGTAGGCAGCACTGACAGAATAGACTTCTCGCGCTCAGCACCAAGCCATGTCCACAAGTCAGCCAATGCAAACGCTTTTGGGTTTGTAAACTGACGAGCTAGCATGGATAGGTTCAAACCAGAAGTTTCATACTTCTGATAAATTGAAGGGGCAGCCAAACCCATCGGGAGATCCATCATCACAAAGTGTTGACGAGTTGTTGTTGGTGCAATAGCAGCAACGTTCTCCCACATGGTGCGGTAATGGTTACACCACTCGTAGTACGGTTGCAGTGGGGTCTTCGGGTAGCGATACAGGCGCTCTAAGAAAGCGTAGTTAAACGTTACCAATTGCTTAGCATCGTTTAGTACGATTGTGTAATCGCGGGTGAGTCGAAACTTCAAGTTCTTTTGATGAAAGTGACGCATCAGCAGATTGCGGTCAGTTGGGATGTTAATTGGATTGCCCAATGTTGCATCTTCTGCCAATGACACCACATGCTGCGTCATGACGTACCGACCAGCGTTACCCTGATAGGCTAAGTCACTGGCCGACATCAGTGTACCGTCTTCCCCAAGATGATGCAGGATAGAGTTAAACGGTAACTGAAATGACGTAAGTGAGTGCAGCATGGGGCGTGCCAATAGCCCCTGTTGTCTAATGCCGTACTTACGGTAAAATTGGTTATAATGAATCATGCCATTAATCTCCGGTCATGGCCGCCAATACGCGTTCCACTGTTTCAACGATGGGTGAATCGCGCAAGCTATTATCCCCACGAATATACGCACGGGGATCTTCGAGGCGCTTCTTGATTTCAGCTACCGATTCATCGGCATACAAAAAGTTTGCAGAACACGTATCGCCATCAAACGCTTATGTTCAGACTGATTCGCAAAATCAATCCCGCGCCATTATGCGCAGCTCATGGTTTCCCATGAGGCCAGACTATATCTTCACCCCCTCTTTCGAGTAGGGTGTCTCCCATTTCCCAATCGCTTGATCGGTACACCCTGGTAAAGGGTTAGTCGTTGAACCTTCTCCATTTAACAGGAGCTTGGCTGCTAAAGGGGTTCTTAGAACCCACGGTTGCCCATTGTAATATCCGTTCCGTTTTCAAACCATGGCTTTGGCTTTCGCCTCGCAGTGGTGGAACAGCTTTAGGGGTTTCCAGCAATTAAAGAGAAAACTGCTCATGCATTACTACATGAGAGGACTATTTCTAAAGCTTTTGAAACATGTTTTGCTTTAGTTTTAATCACCACCCATGGCCTCAAGGTGTCGAGGATGTGGGATCAGCGTGTCGATAAACACCTCACGTTCAAAGGTGGGATACTCGAGTGCGGTAAATTCCTCTGGGTACTCTTTCCAGGTTTCATCTAACTCACGACGAACTTCACTGACGACGGTGTTCTTAACGTACGGTAGCGATGGATAGATTGATCCCAGTCCAGTAATTGGATACCGAGTAACAAACATAGCCAGTTCATTCCACTTCATATACCCAGCTATGTATATCAGCTCACACAGCGAGATAGGATGAACATCGGAGCGCAATGCGCCTTCTGGCAATTCACGGATGTCATTAAAGAACTTGAATACCATGCGATCTTTTGGACGGTAGACTAGGCCGACATAATAGTTTTCAATCATGACCGGTTTAAGTCTCACTGAGGCAGCGGAATAGCTATTAATAACGCTTTCCAATCCAGAGCTGGTAAACCAGCGGTCAGTTACCGTGGGCGATATACGAAATGACTCTGGCTGCAAGGTGGCGGGGTTTACTAATGTCACCATACCGTCTTCTGTTTGAAAGACGCGTCGTAGCCAACCGGTTAGCAATAAATGCTTGGTCAGTGGCAATACCCCTTTGATGGTTTGAAACAAACCAACGCTTGACTGTGTGGAGGTAGGTGAATTCTTTGCACCCATCACTGCGACTGAGGTATCCATGGCGGAGATCACGTTACGGGTACCGTTAAAGATACGCCGTGCACCCCACTTACCCTGAATGAATCCAGACTTACCCTGAATCAAGTTATGCAGGTAATCGTAGATGTTGTTAAAAGCCAGTTGCATGGAGTAACGTGAGTTATTCAGAATAGGCGAATTCAAATCGCTGGTAATACCAATCGCATTAGAGGTCGAGATGAGTGAACGGTAGAAGCCATTAATCTCACCTTCTTTTTCACGACCTGTCACATCGACTTCAATGTCGCGTAGTCCGGCTGGAATGACCAACACTTTAGAGGTCAATGCACGATCTTTGAATTTCTGAATCAACTGAATGCGTACGTCACGGGCATCCGAACCAGTCGGTTTAAATATTAGTTCTTTATAGTGGCTCATGAAGAACGCATAACCGGACTCGCCATTTAAAGCGTCGCTGGCTTCAAAATCTTTTTCCACTGGATTCCAAATGGCAAATGCTTTGCCTGACAGGATTCCACCATACAACCCTTTGAGTTTACAAAGGTGTTGAAAGATAACTGGGTGTAACACGGAAGCACGTAAGTCAATATAGGAGAAGCGCTCGTCGCGCATCTCGCTACCCACCCGTCCAAAGATCTCCGTAGAGAACAGTCCATCCGGATGGAAGTTTGGAGCGGTATCGTAGATGTCTAACACCCGTACCGGTCTAAGGGACTGGAGGCGCTGTGGCGTCAGTTCCATCAGTGTGATGTTCGCAGGTAAGTCTAAGCGTTTCACGCTCGTTCTCCTTTATTAACGGATTTTATGAACACATTTGTCAACCAGGGGAGAAAACCCGTGGCAAAGAAAAAACCAGGTCAGTTAGATGACTTCAGCATGGACGATTTCAACGACCTCGAGTTCGGGTCGGATGATTTCGGTAATGGACCTTCCGGTGGTAAGGAAGATAGAAAACCGGTCACACGTGCTGCCAAAGCTCTTGCTGGCGGTGCATTAGATCATATCAAAGATCCACGCGCCCAGATAAAATTTATCAAGGATGCATTACCACCAGGTTACGACACTGCATACGAGACAATCGACGCGACTGCCAGTGGATTGGGCGAACTATACGATACCGCTGCTAAGGAAGCAAAGGCTGTTACGCAGGATATGAAGGGTGCAGTACGCGCCATTCTTCCTGAGAAGCCAGGCTTTCTACCAGAAAAGATTCACAAGAAACTCAAAGAGTGGTCTAAGGCTGAAGAAGTCTATAAGCGGATGTCAGATGAGGAGATGGAATCACGCTCCATTGCGTCTGATTTAGGACAGATCTTTCAGCTACAGGCCGAGGATCAAGCCCAGCGTGACCGCAGTGACGAAGCAAAGTCACAGGTACGGGATTTGGTTAATAGCAAGTTGCAGCTTAACTCGCTAAATCAACTCGATGCCATCCGACAAGGGATTGGGCGTTTAACTAACTACCAAGATCAAGTCACGCATAAGTACCAGCAGAAGTCACTCGAACTCCAATATCGTCAGTACTACGTTCAGAAGCGATTGCTTACGGCATTTGAAGCACACAGTAAAATCTCTGGCGAACACCTAAAAGATATTCGCAAGAATACTGGACTGCCTGACTTTGTTAAGATGCATAACAAAGAAGTTATCGAACAGCTATTAAAGCAGAGTCTGTTTGGTAAAATCAGCGGTTCCATAAACGGCTGGACTGGCGGTATTGGTAAACGTGTCATAAACCATTTCACCAGTAAGGTTAATAACTTTGCTCAAGATCTTTCTGGGAATATCAGTCAGATTACTGGCGTGGCTGAGCTAGGGCGTAGCGGGGCAGAGATGGCTGGCGAGATGGGCATGTCTGGCCAGGATACTGCAATCGACGCAGGCGGCGGATTACTTGGTAATTTTGGTATGGGTAAATTGTTGGGGAAAATAACCAAACCCCTAGCTGGATACTTAGCCAAGAACAAGAAAGTTGTAAACTTTGGCCGCAAAATAAATAACATGAAGCGCACCATTGGTACGCAAGCAAACGAGTGGTCTAAAGGTGGCCAGAGTAGTGGTAATGTGCTGATTGACATGTTCCTGGGTGAAGTCCGTGAAGGCATGGGCACATTTACCAAAGAACGCGGTGTGCGTAAATCCGCAGCGGGTAAATTGGATGAAGCCGTTCACTTCAATCTGCATGCACGGCTGGCACTGACAGAAATTATTCCAGGATGGCTAGCTCGCATCCATAACGAGCTGCGTATTACACGCACCGGTGATGAATCATTACGTCCACTTAATTACTCAATGACGAGTGGGAAGTTTGACGATGCCAAGTCTACCACAGCGCGCATCAAAGATGCCGTTCTGAACTCACGCACCAAAGATCACGTCAATGCTAACTTGGATAAGGTAATGGAGGCTATGAAAGCCGACCAGTTATCTCGTCCAGCGCAGGAAGCGTTGCGTAAAGCGGTATTGAAAGCCGCTGAGGCTGGTGAGGGTTTTTCAGTTAATACCTTTATGAAAGATGGTAGTCTGGGTAAAGACGTTGACCATAAAACTTCCCGTGAGATTAAGTCTCACTTGCAAGGTGTGGCTGGCATCAAAGAATCGTACGCTGAGGATGGCTTTACTAAGTTGTATAAAGATGACTTAGAAGGTGATGGTCAAGAAAATCTAGGGAACATCCTAAATGCTTTTGATAGCACCGTAAACAGCATTCCAGATTTGCAACGGATTCTCATTGAAGAAACTGCTAATGGCAACCAGGAAAACCTAGAAGAGTTAGGGTTGATTACTCACAACGGATCACAGTGGGTTGTTAATCAGAAAGCTTTCTTAGACTACATCGGCGAGCCAGAGAAAGTTAACAAGCTACGAGATCGACTGAAACAGGCTAAGTCAAAGCGTAAGCCGCGTCGCGGTGGTGGTGCTGGTGGAGCAGGTGGTCCATCTCCGACTCCAGGCGGTTCACCGTTATCGGCTGCCCAGGTTATTCGAAATAAAGTTGGTAGCTTGCGTAATCTGGGCTCTGACTTGATTGGAGACCTTACTAACAATCCGGCATCTCCTGAAGTCGAAGGACCTCCTCCACCGAGCATGGCAGACGCCGCTAGGCAGGCACTGCGCGATGCGCGTGATCGTGCAAAGTCAATGTTAGAATCGCTTTCGAAAAGCATTCGCAGTGAACTAGAACCATTAGTTGACAAAGCAAAGACCCTCTATGCTGATCACAGTCCTGCTGCACTTGATAAAGCACGATCGCTAATCGGCGAGGCAACTGCCACTGCAAATAAACTACGTGACCGTATTGATCGTGAACATTTGCAGGGTGAAGCTAAACGTAAACTCGAAGAAGCCGCTAAAGCTGCTGAAGACGTAGCAGCTAAAGCACGTAAGTACATCGAAGTCAGAATGAAAGCCGCTGCAGCACCTGGTGCTGGTGCAGGCGGAGCCTCTGGTGGGCCTGCTGCACAACCTACCCCTACGGTCGATGCCGGAAACAATGCTGGTGCTCCAGTACCACTGTCTACAGAACCATCGGCCACTGAGGCGCTAATCGAAGCGACGACGGAAGCCGCTGCTGTCCAGCAAGAAATATCTGGCAGTATGGCTGAAGCAGTTTTTGGCATTGCGCAATCCGTTGAAGCGATTCTTAACATCCTTGCTAGTCAAGAAGGTGGTGGCGGTGGCGGTGGTCCAGGTCCTAAGTTACAAGGGATGGACAGGCTCTACGTCGGCATTGGTCGCGGTATCGGTAAGGTTGGCAAGCTAGGCGGTAAGATTATTGGCGGTGGCTTAAAGAAAGTCTATAACGCCGGTAAGTTTATTCGCGGTAAAATACCAGCCATGGCCAAGGGTGTGTTTAAACTTGGTAAGGGTGCTTTAAACTTTGGTAGTGGAATGGTCGGCGCTGCAACGGCGCGGTTTAAAGACATCTACGTCAAAGGTGAAGAACATCCACGCATCCAAGCCGTTAACATGCGTCAAGGTAAGTACACGGATAAACAGTCTGGCAAAGTCATTAAGTCCATGCGTGACATTACTGGTCCAGTGATGAATGAAGAAGGTGATGAGGTTATCAGCGCTGCTGACTTTGAAAAGGGTCTGGTGGATAAGTTTGGTAAGCCGTTGCCGGTAATGGCCTTCAATGCACTCATGTCTGGTGCAAACCTACTGATAGCACCACATCGTTTTGTTTTCAATACGCTTAAGAAAGGCATCCCTGCTTTGCTTAAGTTGGTGAAAGCCAAAGACGTTTACGTGACGGGCGAGGATAAGCCTCGATTGCTAGCACGTGTCATGCGTGAAGGCGGGTACACTCGAAAGAAAGATGGTAAAGCGGTGCACGGCATTGCTGACATCACCAGTGACGTGGTTGACGATACAGGTAACGTCCTACTGACGACCGAAGACATTCACAAGGGATTGGTTGACGTTAACGGTAAACCGTTGCGAACAATCGGTGCTAAGATTGGGAGTGCTTTGGGTGCAGTAGCTGGCTTTGGTTTAAAGGCTGGCAAGTGGTTACTGAAGAAAGCCATGGGTGGCGTGGACATGTTGAAGCAGTTCTTTGGTGGCGGTTGGGAAGTCGTCAAGAACATGTTCAGCGGTTTCTCTCTCCTGGGTTATTCCAAACCAGTGGTGGATCGTTTAGATAAGATCTACGCCATACTCGAAGAACGGTTACCAGGCGGTAAACCAAAAGTGTCCGGTGATACGGATGGGGACGGTGATCGCAACGGTTCACGCGAAGACCAGCTACAAGCCCGCGCCGAAGCCGAAGCCGATGCAGAGAAAGCCAAGTCTGGTTCCATGTGGGACAAGATGAAAGGCTTCTTCAGTCGTAAGGAAAAGAAAGAAGATGACGGCGGCGGTGGCCTCATGGGTCTACTGGGTGGCGGGTTAGGTGGCATAAAGAAAATATTGGGTGCATTGACTGGCGGGTTAGGCGGTCTCACTAAAGCAATCTTCGGATTGATTCCAGGCTTCGGGCTCATTACGAAAGCTTTGGGAGTTATCGGTAAAGCAACGATATTCTCTGCTAAAGTGGGACTAAAGGGTGCGCAGTTAGCCGGTAAGGGTGCCTGGGCAGTCGCTAAGGGCGCAGGCTCGCTGCTGGCGCGTGGTGGAATGGCTTTGGCTGGTACCACTATGGGTGCATCTGCACTCGCCACTGCGGGCAGTATAGCAGGGGCTATCGGCACTGGTGCTTTGGCTATTCTAACCTCTCCTGTCACACTGGCAGTCGGTGCAGCTGCGCTGGTTGCCTACGTCGGTTACAAAGCGTACAAGTACGCGACGCGCCCACGCAATTGGGTAACCCAGTATCGCATGGCGCAGTATGGTTTCAAAACCAAAGACGAAGAGAAAGTGGGTAAGATTGCCGCACTGGAACAAATGCTTATTAAGGTTGTTCAGGTTTCTAAAGGCAAAGAAGCTAAACTGGGCACTGGGGTTAAAGTTTCAGAGATGATTAAGATCTTTGGCATTGATCACACCAAGGAAGAGGAGTTGCAAAACTTCTTGAGCTGGTTCCAGTATCGCTTTAAGCCTGTGTATCTTTCGCACCTGACGGTACTTTGTGACCTTACCGGTAAAACTGATCTGGCAGGGGTGGATGATAACCTCTACACCAAAGAAAAGATTGCACTGATTAAACGTACCCACTTCCCACTTGATGACCGTTCCCCCTACGCCGTAGGTCTATCCCCATTCCCTGCAGACAAGGGTAAGGTTGATCTGGACATGGGTCAAGTCAATAGTAAATACGAAGACACATTGGAGATCGTTGAAGACGATGGTTCCAAACACGACGAAGAAGTTACAGCCCGTAAGGTAGAGGCTGCAAAGAGTCCAGCACAGAAAGCAGCAGAACAAAAGAAACAGATGGAAGATGAGCAAAAGTCTTATTGGAGTAAATCCAAACAGGCGGTAGCCTCTATCATCCAGAGTCGAATCGATCGTTATAAGAAACTGGGTAAGAATGCGATGGACCTTTACGGGAAAGCCGTTGACGGTACCAGTTCTCTGATCGAAGGCGCCGTTAATGCGTTTAATACTACTAAGGACTTTTTAACGACCGCCGGCAATGAAGCCAGCAAAGGCTACGCGCAGGGTGGTGTCGCTGGTGCAGTCGGCGCAGCAGGAACAATGGTCTATAAAACCTTGAAGGGTGATGCTCAGAAAAATCGCGATGCGATGGTTCGAGAAATGCTTGCACAGGGTATTACGGATCCAGTCTCCCAAGCGCAGATCATGGCTAACGTTGACAACGAAACGGGTGGGTTTACTCGAATCGACGAAAACCTAAACTACAAAGCCGACACAATGATGAAGCTGTTTAAAACAGCTCAGAAAAAGGGTCGAGCTGCAACTGAAGCCGCTGTAGCAGGCGGGCCGCGCGCGATTGCTAATTTCCTATATGGCGGTCGTATGGGTAATGATGAAAACGATGAGGGGTGGAAATACCGCGGTCGTGGATTCATTCAGTTGACAGGTAAAGGTAACTACGCTGCCGCTGGTAAATATTTGGGTTTGGACTTGGTTAACAATCCTGACCTGGTATTTGATCCAGAGGTAGCTGCTAAAACGACCATGTACTTCATGACACAGCGTGTCGGTAAGAAGTTGTTGGCTACTGGTGATACCAAGGCAATCCGTAAGGTATTGAACGGCGGCACAATTGGACTGGAACACGTCGCCAAGGGTGTAGAGAAATGGCTTCCACTGGCATACGCTGGTAAGATTGTCCCTTCCACTACAGCGCCAGCCTCAACTGGCGCTACAGGTACCCCTGCAGTTCCGCCGCTTAAAGTGGTTGGTGAAAAGGCACCCGCGGTACCATCGGGTGCATCGCAGCAAGCGGCTGGTAATAAACCAATGGCCACACCTCCGCCCGCCCCGTTACCAAAACCGCCAGCAGCTAAACCAGCAGCCGGTACTCCACCACTCATGCTAACTCCACCGGGAGCCAAGCCTGCAGCAGCCGCACCGGTTAAATCGGCCGGCGGTGTGACTATCCCAGCAGTTACCGCTGCTAGCTTGCCAGTCACCCCAGCAGCCGCTAAGCCAGCCGCAGCTGCACCAGCAGCCGCTAAGCCAGCCGCAGCTGCACCAGCAGCCGCTAAGCCTGTGGTTACTGCTCCTGCTCCAGTGTACACAACTGCGCCTGTAGTTGCGACAGCGAAAGCTGCAACAACGCAGGCCTCGATCGCTAATGCATCTGCACAAAATGCAACTAGCATGTCCAACACTAAGAACCTTGCAGATACTGCATCGTTACTACAACAGCAGTTAACAGTACAAACTGCAATGCGTGCACACTTGGGCGAGTTGGTTACACTCATGGTTGATGTTCGCAGTAACACTGCTAACTTGAAATCCTTAGCCACGGGTAGCGCTGCACCTGCTGCACTAAAGCCGGTATCCAGTAAGGTTACCAACACTACTGGAACGAAAGCTCCGGTGGGAATGGGTAACATCTAACAGCATAGCGGAAGGGCATAAAAGCCCTTCCGTATATGCCGGCGTTATCTATGAACCGTAGGTTAAGAGGATAGTTACGTGACGACTCCAGCAATGCAACAGATCAATGACCATAAATGGGTACGTCAATCATTTATGTTGTCAGCCAAAGATGTTTCTGCGGCCGCACAGCGGTGGCGTAGTTTTACGACTGCCTCTCAGAAATTCACCAGTTCGCGTTTAGGGTGCAACTGGGCTATTAATTCTCCGCCACAACGTACGCGCTATGCCGATATTAGAAACTCTGGTAAACTCTCAGAAGCCTCGTATAACTTTTCTGAGATTGCTAAAGATGGCCGTGCGGAACGCTCCGTCGGCATGGGTCGCTGGTACTCTGAAGCCATCGACGACCAAGGACAGTTAGTCCACATGCAGTTTGGTGTACCTGAATTCAACGGCATGACAACGTTTTTTACTAGCTTCTACGATAGCGGTCAAGGACTGCTAGCCAACGAAGGCCGTTCCGATGGACTGTTCTTTACAATCGGTAAAGTAATCGGTCTGGTTGTAACACTGCCATTTTGGGTTTACATCGGCATTGGTAAAGCGGTTAAGTACGCGCTTAACACACCTTCTTCTAAGTACTACTACATGAAACCCACGATGGCTAACTACTGGAACCGTGTTAACTACATTTCCAATACGTTGGGTGTGAACATGGGTATTGTGCCACGTGTGTACGATACTCCATATGACGCTACCTTGAAAGAAGAAGGAGCACTGTCCCCTGAACACATCGCATGGTTTACAAAACGTGCCCCAGGCATCATTAATGCCAACGGCTCGATTGACATGTACGAGGTAGCCAACAAAGCACAACGATTGGCAAATAAGCGTTACGATGCAATTGCAGAAATTACAACGGGTGCTAATAATCGAGCCGATGCTAGAACCAAAGTGATTGCTTTCATGGAAGAGCGAAAGATGCAGGATCCAGGTTCTAAAGGCATTGAGGCTTACTTAAAGAAGTACTACGGCATTGATTACAATCAACCCTCCACGTCCCGTCAGCAGAAAACCGATGAGTACTTTAAACAAGGATTGGAAAAAGGAACAGCTGCGCTCAAAGGTGAGACTGCCATTCAGGTAGATGCAAGTGCTGATGTAACGACTGGAGAGGCAGAGGGTACTGCCGATGCCAGTATCACTAAGGTATTGTATCGTCCACGTTGGGAAGCAGTAAAGGATCCCAAGCCTGGTCAATCTACCTTTGATAAAGTGCTTTCTTATTTCGGTGCGGAACCAGGATCTTCTCCAATGGGAGAACTATTGACCGCTGAAAAGAATGATGGTTCACAGTTTATAACGTGGCGAGTAGATGCAACGGGTGAAGTGGGTGAGTCATTTAGTAATTCGTTTTGAGACTCAAGCATTGCCGGTAAGATGAACGGCATGGCCACTACTGGTCGCAGCATGCAATTTGACTTCTCTGGTGGTAACACTGGTATTGGAATTATTGACTCTGCGGTAGAAGCGGTTACTGATCTAGCCAAAGGCGCGCTGCAAGGCGTGGGGATGTCTGGACTAATGCAACTGGCTGGTTCTGCCTTTGTAGACATTCCTCAAGTATGGCAAAGTTCCAGTTCCACCTTCCCATCCCAAACGTTTACAATGCAACTGCGATCGGTCTACGGTAATCGAATGAACCGTTACATGTACATGTACGTGCCGTTGGCTATGATAATGGCTGCAGCACTCCCGCTCTCGACTGGTACGCAATCCTACACATCACCTTTCCTTTGCTCCATGTGGAGTCGAGGTCGTCAGACAATTCGATTGGGGATGATTGACTCCCTTTCGATTAGTCGTGGTGTGGGTACAATGGGTTGGAATAATGAAAACGAAGCGTTGGGCATTGACATTACATTTACTGTAAAGGATTTGTCTACAGTCATGCACGCACCAATTGGACAAGGCTATACTGCACTGGCACCGTTGCGTGGATTGTTTGATGACGATAATGCCTTTAGCGATTATCTGGGAGCATTGGGTAATCTTTCGATGGCTGATCAAACACAAACAATGCGTAGGCTTTCGATAGCACTGACACGTCAAGGAGTGGCGTTTAACTCGTATTGGTCTAAGTCACACTATGCCAACGCGTTTGGTTCATCGTTTGTAGGTCGAGTATTGGCCGCTGTTAGCCGTGACAGTGAACGTCTCTCTAAGTAACCGACACGGCATAAGCCCCTCCCACTTTGGGAGGGGCTTTATGTCGCCATTACAGCGCGGCGTGTGGAAACTTCTGTTTGGCACTTACCAGCATATTGATAGACTGGTAGGAGGATGCCATGACACAAGCGACGTAGTGTGTTGGAGAAAGCATTAACGTGCGTCGACACACGGCATTGGCTGCCGCGTACGTAGACAAGTTACTAATCATCTGACCATTGCGTTTGTACTGATCCCAGTTAGGATCTAAACTATTGAGCAATGCCAGCAACGCATTGCACGCAGTCAGGTCAGGAGCATCTTGACCTTCGGGCAGTCTATAGTTAGCCAACAGCTTAAGAATGGCTTCCGGATCTTTGGCCATTACGGCACCAGCGCTCGATTCCGCAATGGTTCGTTCCAAGGTATACGTATCGCTGTGTTCTAACGTCGTACCTAGATTAGCCAACAGTAACTGTTTGCGTTCTTCTTGACTGTGTACCGCCGCCATCACGCGGTCCACGGTATCTGGAATACGCAATTCAGTCAACGTGCCCATGACGCTGCTAAGGATAGCTAGATTATCTTTAACAATGCCAACTCGTCCAACTAGTGTATCTCCACTGAGCTTACCCAGCACATCCATTGCGCCTTGGACGCTATTTACGTTCTTAATGTCACTGCGTATGTGTTCAACCTCACCCACCATTACGCGGATGTCACCCATACCTAACTGTTTACCAACGAAGTCTTCAGCTCGTCCGATTGATTGTGCCTTGACCCCTGCCAGTAAACCTTGTTTGTCCAAAGATGCCATCGCTGGATCAAACCCTAAACTGGCTAGTATTGGGCCGATTGTTTTATCTTTTAAACCAGCCACCCCACCGACTGCATCAGACAATTTATCCATTGCCTGTTGCTTGGTCATTACTGTCATGCCGTTGACATCAAACTGTACAATGGACTTTAGTGTTTTTACGGTGGTAAGTTTTGCCAGATCGTTATTTAACGTCTTAACAATATCCTTACCTACACTGGTTACACCATTGTTCTTAGGTGTATTGACTTGGGGTTTGTATACATCAACGGTAGCGACCTTGTCGTCGGGACCGGTACTAAACACGGTATTGGCAATTAAGTCCGTCATAGCAAAGCCTCATGCAGTTCATACCATGGCCAAAAAAAGAAAGGCATAAAACATAATGGAGAACCCCGGATGGCGAGGTTCTCCGTCACATGCACTTATTACCAATCAGTACAGCGGGCTGACACCGCCAGACTGCGTGCGTACTGCCGAAACGAGAACCTCATTTGGCAGGGTGGTGCGTATTGGTCGTCGCTAGATCGTTAACCAGACCCTCGAGTGTCAGGTTTCTAGCAACGCGTACATTGTCGTAAAGGACTCGTGTTCTATTTACAGTTGATGGTTCGGTGATATGCTCTGCATTCGTCACCTGGGAGTTGAGTTGCTTAAGTTCGATCACTTGAGTATAGCCCACTGCAATCAAACGGTCCGTCTCCGCTTGCAAGCATTTAGCCAACTCATCTGCCGTGTTAAGCAACTCATTTACATGGTTACCATGAGACATTATGGTCACCGTTTTATTCCTTTAACCAAGCTGTTAAACCAGCAGTTTTCGCTACCTGTTCTTTTAGCATGTGGTTTTCAGCGCGTAGTGTGGTAATTTCGTGTAACATGTCGATGTGCGATTTAAACACTTCAGGTTCAATGTGTTTAAAAAGCAGATCCAGTTCACCATAGGTCGCTAGATGCGCATTCCAAAAACCTTGAATGAGCGTATCGTCAATGTTATTCAGTGAAGGACTCGGGAGCATTGGGACAGTTGCGTCGCGTTGTGCAAAATCCAGCAATAGCTTAGACTGGTATTTTCGCCATGCATTCTGTACCTGTTGGATACGATGATTAAACAACTGTTGCGCATGATTAGTGATGCATAGTACCACATTGGCTTTGCGGTATTCTTGCTCAATTTTTACTAGCTCTGGATCACTCATCGTCTTCCCCTTGCGCTACCGCTTCAGCATGATTAACTCTAACTGATAGTTCATGAGTAGTGAATCGCCTCCCTGCCCATTCCAGTTCAAATGACAACTTGATGTTTAACGGTCTCAAGAAGCGAATGCACTTCATAAAGACTTTCCACGTCATGTTGGGTTTAGTCATTTCCTTAATCAAGTTACCGCGTTCACTAGAGCGCATGGCTCCATTGTTCGGGATTCCGTTTCGAGGATCATCCAGCCAGGCTAACATGTTTTTGTTCATCTGACTTGGAGTTAACTGGAGATCCATTAGGATTTTTCGGTACAGTCGCGCCAGGGGATTACGCGCGTGTTGTATTTCCTTGCGTGGATCGTTTAAGATCCTCGAGAGTTCTTTACCAAGTATTGGTTTCAAGACTCGTCGCTGCTAACAGCAGCGCCTCCACGATGGTAAATAGATCTTTGCACAGTCCGGTAGTCTTACGATGGTAATAGCCGCAGTACTCCTCATTGGTCTGTACCCCATTATAAACAATTGCAAATTCGATTAAGGCTAACCGAAGTACACGGTAGAACTCCTTGATGTCTACACAGTCGCCACTGCGGGTAATTAGAAAATCATCCAGTGACTGTGATATTGGTTGTTTGTAACGTCCCGATACACTGTCGTCAACGACGTCAAGTGTATCGATGTTGGAAGTTATTTGGCGCAGTACACGTATTACGTCTTCAGCGTTGGTAAAACCTGTGATCAACTCAAGCTTCTTTGCTTTTTCTACACTGACAATTATATCAGATGCACGAATGGCGAAGAGTAATTCCATCATTCGATTAGGGGTTGCTTTCCACGTATCGAGTTTTCGGTGACGTGCTTCCAGTCGTCGTATTTTGTACCGCAGCCAACGCTTTCTGAATAACATAAAGCTCAGCTCCTATCTCTCACTAAGGTAATGTGTAACTGAAAAACGATGGAATACCACCAAATCCTATGTGCGGTATAATTTTACATAACCGGAGGTCATCGTGATTGACGCCAATGCAGCAATGACCGACGACGAGGTCTTGCAATTTACACAGGGGTTGCGACAAAATCTTATCAGCACCTTGTGTGCAGAAGGTAAGATGCCGGATGACCCCAAAACGCAACAACTACTACTAGCTACCCTGGGCGACATGGATCGTACAGCGCTTACTAAGAAGCGTCTGAACAACGATACCAATAGCGCAGAGGCAGATCGACTCGCTCAACTGGCCATTGCTTCTATCTATCATCAGGTGGGGAATCGTTCACCATTTGAAAACGGCAATGCAGTTATTCCACCCGAAGCACATCCTACTGCGTCACTGCCAGCCGCCTTAGTTGAAGACATGCAGATAGTACCCGGTGAGATGGATATCGGTTCCGTTGAAATGACGTACAGTCAATTCATGCAGGCGGACTAACACATACTGCTGGCGTGGGCGTATATCTTTACTGCTTAAAATAAGGAACATAAGCCCCTCCCCGAAGGGAGGGGTCTATGCCGTCAAGCCTGACCAGTCGAACCAAAACCACTCGCGCCACGGTCGCTCTCTACGAAGTCACTTACGACTTCCAGTTCCACCTGAATAACTGGAACAACTACGTATTGAGCAATGCGATCGCCCGGTACGATAATCTGCGGTGTGGTTCCACGGTTCCAACAAGAGATCTTTAACTCCCCTTGATAGTCAGAATCAATCAGTCCCACCAGGTTACCCAGTACCAATCCTTTATGGCCTAATCCAGAGCGTGGTAGAATCATCCCTGCCAGTGCTGGGTTACAAAGGTAAATGGCCATCCCTGTAGGAATGAGCATTACTTCACCCGGCGCTAAGACAATCGTTTCCGGTGTCATTGCTCGTAGATCCAACCCAGCAGAACCAACCGTTCCATAGGACGGCATGGGGAACTCAGTTCCCAGGCGTGGATCCAGTATCTTTACTTGTGTCAGCGTTTTCATCAGATGGGGTTTCCTCAAGGATTTCATTTAAATCAACAATACTAAAAAAGTCAACGGGCCAGAAGTCCAACCCAATGATCTGGGCAAACATTCGAGAGTGTGCCAGGAAAGGATCGGTAAATACACCCTGTGCATCAGTCAACTCAGCGTTGGTCGGGACGCCTTCAATGGTCTTCAACAATGCTGGTGCAAACAAGGTAACAGTTGGACAACAATTCGCCGGATCAATTTCTTGTACTAGCGCACCATTAATCCAGTCCTGTAGATTGTACAATACTAATGCACTGTACTCACCCCGTGCAATAACCGTTGGGGTTAGATGGAAAGGGGGATAGAAGACTGAACGCACTGGTGTAACGCAACCAACCATTGTCATTACGTTAATAGCAATCTCATCCATTACGTTTTGTGGCAGTACGTACGGATAGACGTTAACCTCAACCTCAATTGACTCAACTTTATCCTTAAGCGTGTACATCTCGCGCTCTAGCTTGCGAACAATCTGGTTGACAGCAAACATGATAGCGGTAGGGCGTGAAATTGGCAGTACCGTAGCATCGCGTTTCTTGTAAGCTTCCTGAAACTGTTCAGTAGTAATGTGGTCAGTAAACAACCCGATCTCATCACTGGGTCTCACGCGGTAGTCGCTGTTCAGTAGGTCAATCGCAGCTTCTGGCGAAAGCTGAGATACAACTGCGATGCGTGTATCTAACAACGCATCGAGTTCTATAAGGATTTTCTGTTTCAAGATTTACATCCCTTACATCGTTGGACCGCTTTTTACTGCAGTACCTTTAGCGGGTGGACGCATACCGTGAGAAACCTCCGCTGCTAATGCAATCGGTTGGGCTAATCCCAGTAGCATTAGCGTCACTAGCCACGGGTTTTTAGTCAACACCGTAGTCCACCCTGTTGTAGTTGGATACCGATCAATCCATGCATCTGCAGCAATGCGATCGCCTGTCGTGCCATAGACGTCCATGGATGCAGCCATTGCCACAATTAACTCTTCCCATGTGACCCCTAAGGCCCCGCCGTATAAATGCAATCGCAGTTCACGTGTCAGTCGCATGAGGTGACTAGTCCAGACTTCATTTGGACGAATGCGCCTGTTCCAAAGATCTTCGATGATTTTGATGGAGTCCACAGCATGCCACTGGATGCCAGCTTCTGCAAAACTGTAAAGCTCCATTAACGGGGGCAGTTCCGCAGGCGACATCGTTGCTGCAAAGGCAGTGGAGTTTCTAACGTTATCCGTCACCTTGGACAGTACAACATCCAAACGTGAAACAAAGTTGACGAAAGGTGCATCAGTAGTTGTTGTCAAAATGCATCCCCTTTAGGAAGGTTGAGAGGGTTGTATTGGCGCGAACTTTGGTACCCAATTGTTTTAGGGATTCCAGTGAAGCGCCCCCTGAGTCAATGATGGATTTATCCATCGCACGCATGGCTTTCTCATCCCCACCGCGGAACTTAATAAGCTCCAAAATAGAAGCGTCTAAGTTCTGTGCATACAGCACCTGCAACTCAGGGAAGGAGATAGATGAACCTTTCGATGTCCCTGTAGGCTGGTCGGTCAATTCATCAATGTGCTTATTGTCTTCAGGAATAGAGATCTTATTTTCCAACGTTTGAATCTGTCGGCGTACCGGCAAATCTAACACCAGATATTCAATCGGCGTCAAATAGCGCATGCCGGTAACGGCATCAGTCAACCATAGCTTCTGCAGCAGATGTACACCCATCTGTTTGGCGACTTTGATGTTGTTATCCGTGGTGACCTTAGACCCTGTTCCATTGTCAGCTACAATCGAAACATAGTCCTTACGACCTTCGATAGCGACCATCCACGCATCGAACTGCGCGTCAGTCATCTTGGCAAACATCGCTTCGTACATTTGAGTATTCTTTTCAGATGGGTCAATTGCTTTAACCCATTTGAGGATTACGGCTTCAGCCGCCTTACGGTTGCCAGACATCGCTGTCTCCGATTATAGGTTCGAGTAGGTCACCCGTACGTTGAAATAAAGGCCATGCATTTTGAATTGGCTTGTGTTTACGGAATGCATACGTTACCGCATTCTTAGTACCACCAGTTGATCCATCCCACAGTGCTAGAATTTCATCTGCATTATCCACCATCCAGCGATTGCGCACTTCCATTTTAAAGGGCGCATAACCAGGAGGAGATGTGTAGACTACCCGTACAGCCTTATTAACTATTTGGTTATAACGATGGCGAACACTACCGGACCATATCCGATCTTGTCCTTCAAACGGAATAGCAGCGACGAGGGGAATGTTTAATCCTATCGCTGCATCCGCTAAAGCCATGTCCCAACCCATGGCCATCCCTGAGATGACCGTATCTGGATTGAGCAATCGCAACGATTTAAATGCCACCGCTGTTAACCAGTCTATAGCATTTTGATCGTAACCGCCTAGTTTACTCGGACGATGTCCCGTACCGGCTACAGTGCACATGTTACACGTATGGTAATTTGTGTTTCAAGATCATTGGCAACACGTGTCGGCGGAAGTTAAATAGCCATGCTTGGAAGTCTGTGCTATGGCTTAAATACATACGCGGTATTGACGTATCTACTTCTAGTCTGGCGAATTGTGCTCGCCAGTAGCGATTCAACGCTTCTAGATCATCGTCACACGTGATCGTTAGTACTGAACTGCAAAAGCCTTTTGAAAAACGTATTGCTGCATCAGCATTTACTGCCGCAATCAGTTGGATCGTCTGGTCGGCTTTCGATCCAGTTTTAATACGAACTGACATCAAGCACCTCCATTGGCGGATACGCCGTTCAGTACAGATTTGAATTTACCAGGAGCCGGCCTGCTGACCGTTACTGGCGTTGTCGTTTTTGCAGCAACCACTGCAACGGGCGTTACCTCTGCCACTGGTGCTGGCACGTCTTCAATGAATGGAGAATCATCAAGGTGCAGTACGGCAGTTGTCTGTCCACGTGCATTGGTTTTAACGGCTGCAGGAGCCGCTGTAGTAGCTTTATCCATCCAGTATGGGCGGTAGGTGCCCAATCGCATGTTCAACAGGTCGTAGGTGCTTAGAAAGCGTTTTGGATGACTGGCATCGTCTTCAGTGAATACCCAGTAGTTACGAGTATCCAACAGTTGATCCCAATCGTAGCCTTTGGCTTTCAGATCAGCGTACAGTTCGGCAGGCGTACACATTAGACCATCCGGAACGTCATGCCAGAGATTCTTAATCTGACACATTTCAGCCGTGATGATTAGTGCGCGAGTCAAGCGCGGATCCGTATCAATTTTCCCACGGATGGTCGTACGCGATAGTTTACAGTCTGGATACAGGTCGGCAAAATAGTTCTGCACGTTCCCACCCAAACCAAACCGTTCAAACGAACGAATATACCAGAATGCTGACAGCCCTTCTTTAAATCCCTCTGACTGAGATGCTACCACCTCAATCGGTAACCCTGACGCTCCGGTCTTTGATCGCAAGTTCATCATGCGAATAATAACCAGATCTGTATCGCCTTTCATGTCGTCAGCGCTATCTCGTGGAAACTCTGGCGCTTTGGTGGCCTGATTAACCAAGGGGGCGGAAGAGATCGTCATCCAGCAGTCATTCATTAGGAACGAGAACTTTTCTGGGACGTGTTTAAAGCCAGCGTTATTACGAAGGTACTCTAGCTTCTTAGGGTTCGGTGCGTACGGATCCATTTGGATACGATCGCCCACGTGTGCAGTTAGAATGAAGTACGTGCCGCTACGAGCAGACAGCACTGGTAGTTCACCTAAGAACTGTGACTTTGATGCTGCATCGCGCAAAGCTTCAACGTTACGTTCAGAGTCACCCACACCGCCTTTATTCTGGAGATTGGCCACTACGTCAGCACGGAACATGGACAAAGAATCCACAAATATATTCCACGGTACAAATGCAGGAATGTATTTACCCTTGCTATCAATAAATGGCGTATCTTTTATACCGGTACGATTCTTAGCACGCTCGTTCAATACTTCTTTAACCTTTTCAAACCATGCCGTACCCGAATACTCTGAGGCATCTGTCAGGAACGTGCGGCCTAGTTCGAATAGGTCGTGGCCACGTATCTGATCAAACGCTTTACACAGTTCTAACTTACGTTGCCGTGAGCCAGAGATTTCAGTTTCGTACTTCTGCGAGACTGATCCTGCGTAGTTATTCAGTACAGCGTTATCGAGTTGTTCCCCGATTGTTGTTTTGAAGGTATTGCCTCGTCCCGCTATACCAGTTAGATAGTTTAATCCACCACTTAAGATGGATTCGCCATGCTTACCAGTGTGATATCGGCCGGTCATTATATCGAACGGAAACCCGACGTTAAATTGTGGCCGCATGTCCGGCGCTTGTTTAAAACTTCCGAAGCTCATGGTAATCCTCAATGGCGGTTTAGTACACATAGTTGACGAAGACGTGTTATTTTATAGTTGAGGCCGTTTGACGGCTACTTCCCTTTTCCCCTTTTCAGGCTGTGAGGTTTCTCGTGGACAAATCTATTATCATTACTGCAGAGATGATTGCGCTCGAGAGCATGAATCCCTCTCAGTTATTGAATGCCATTCCCACCCGTCTTCCAAAGTTCATGGATGACGTTAAAGGCTTCGTCCACTCCAAGATTGGAACGCTGTCTAACTTTTGGGGCGGTACACTTTCTAAGCGTGATGCCAACAACATTACTCGTGCAATGAACTACTACGCACTGTCTCATTTTGAAATCTTTGTACCCACCGGCATGCGCGGCGATTACATTGGTTTTGCTGAAGCCCTGCAAGAGGCACAAGGCGTTGCTGGTCTACTGATGTCTGAAACACTGCGTCCAACCACCGCATGGTTGGGTGAGATGTTGGGTCGTCCAGAAACCATGGCAAGCATTCGTGAAAGTCATTTCTCCCGTGGTCTGGTATTCCATGATCTGGATAGCATTAAAATAGCCCTGGCCAAACGTATCGATGGCGCTTCTAACCGTGACGTTATTGAATTCAGCAAAGTATTCAAGAACAACAATGAATTTGAAAGCGTTGTTGCTATTCTGAATACGCTTAACCAACAGATCTCAGCAATTGACCGTAAAGAAATTGAAAATGAAGTCAATGTCATTGTGGAAATGATGGATCGTTTGATGGTACACATGCGCCAAGATCCGGAAACCTACAAGCTCTCAGGCGTTACCATGCAGTCCATGGCTAAGGTTGCCTTGAACCTAGCACAGGAAGTGGAGTTCTTTGCAGCGTATTACCATCTCCTGCAAACCTCCACGACTACCATGCAGTTGACCATGGATAAGATTCGCAAAGCACTTTAAAAAAAAGCAGCCAGCGACATAAAGCCCCTCCCGCTAGGGAGGGGCCTATGCCGTGTCGTTGAAGCTGCGTATGTTACACCACCAGTTGCCTAGACAACGAAGGTTGACAATAGAATAAGCGAATGATATCAGTTACCATATCGCCTTGCTTTGGTCCGTAACGTAACCAACTTGGCACTACATCGCGTGCCAGTGTTTGTGCTAGACGCTGTGCTTCCTCGTAGGGTAGACATGAGTTCGTGAAATCAAAACCTTCCACGATGTACATGTTTTCCTTCAGGGCTGTATGCTCCCACACTGACCGGTAAACATTAGCCGGAAAGAGTAGAGCGTCTTCTTGCGTGACGAGGTTCATTGCGACGTTAAATCGGTCGAGAGCATCTTCGTGGAAGATACCTTCATGAACCAGTTGCATCTGTAGGGTAGTTAACATCAGAATGCGCTTGCCTCTGTCTGGCAACAGTACTCCAATGATCACTAATCCCGCATGGATCAAGCCAGTTTTAATCCTATCCCAGAAGCGCCACATGATTCAACCTCAGGATTTAGTGGGAAGGATCCGTATATTAGAATACGCACCTGCCCAGATGCCAACGTTATGTCCCGACATAATAACAGTACCATATCGAAACGCCTGATCGGATTCCCGCCATGTTACTGCGATTGCCCGAACTCCTTCGGCTGCGTATGACGCCATCATGTTGCGTGACGGCGTATCGATGCCGATGGTTAGATTCACCTCCACAGGCTCTACATTCACCGGACTGATTAACTTCAGCTTTAGTGATGACAAGCTACTGTCGATGTGACCTTTGATCTTTGTGACTGGTTTCTTCTTACTGACATCAGTCTCATAAATAAGATCAGTTATATCGTTCAACACGTAGTTCTGTGGTTCGTCATTAGCAATTACGCGCTCCAGTATCAACTCTAAACGATTGATCTCCACAGCTGCATCCAGCCCCCGCCGAGGCGGATCTAGCTCTGCAAGTAAAGGCGTTTTATCGTTGATGTAGAAATCTAAGCGTGGGCCTTTATGCATTAGCAGCGTAGCACCACCGTTTAAGATGTCAGCGTAATGTGTTGGATTGAAGATGAAGTCCAAACGACCAATCATGATTCGATTGATTTTGTCTGGAGCTGCCGTCGTAACGTAAGTTTCTAACGCGGATAGCACCGGATCCTTTTCTTCCAATCTGACCACCGCATAGTTCACATCGGAGGCAGGCTTGCCAAAGTCCTTATCGTCAGGGCCATGGGATCCCAAGTAGTAGGTGTAGTACCCACAGCTACCATCTTGCACTCGCCCAGTCTGGAAATACCAACGGGATTCGTTTAGTAAACGGTTGTACTCAACAGCAGGGTTCCAGTAACCAGGAGCCCGACGACAAACTGCATCATATACGTAGTTTCCATTACGACCCATTGTAATGCCACGAGTGGCCAATAGATCTGCTTTGTTGTTACCGACTGAATCCGAATGTCCCTTTACCCATAACCAGGTAATGGGCACACTGCGTTCGGTGTACACGGTCAGTAGGTCAGAGATAAGTTGCCATGAGGAGATGTTGGGGATTGGGGATCCGCTGGTAGGGTTAATAAAGTTCGATCGACGCATGCGCTCCAATCGCTCAGTAGCCCCTTTCAACGCATACTCACTATCCAACTTTAATGTCAGCATTGCGACGTTGTTAACCAGCCCACACACCAGCGACATGATCAACGCTTCTAGCTCTGCATGGTTATTCGTGGAGACGGGTATCCCACCTGACATATCTACATAACCCATGGCTGAAACGGGTTTGGCTTCCATACTGTCTTTCTTGAGGTAGCCACGAGCCGTTAGAATGGCATCTTTACACCCCGTTCCCTGTTTGGGTTCTTTATCGGTGTAGAAATAACCGTGTGCACCCCAACCACCCATGTCGGGATTGGCTCTCCATCCACCATCAGTGTACAGTACCAATCCCAAGGGATCTTTATCTTTGTTGATGGTGTCTAAATGCGCACTAAAGTTCACCGTTCGAAAGAAGTCTTCGTTCAGGGTCATGGTGAAGCGCTCAATGAGTTCACGCTGTGATGGGTTAGCTGCTGGTATATCCATGTTTAGTTCCAAATGAATAAGCACTCATGTGATAGGAAGCTCCGTATGGTTTTACTGTACGGGCGGGGTGCGTATTTTTGTTTTAGCCATATCGTCTAACAATGACTGAATATGTTCTGTTGTCCGATCGTTTGCACCAGCATTCATTACTTCTGTCAGCGCAGCCAGCTCGTTACGGCACTGCTTACTCTCGTATTGGATTCGCATCAACTCTTTAATGATGATGTAAGGGGCTTTTTCAGGCGGCGTATCCAGTGGAACCAATGAATCAAAGTTCTGCTGTAGCACTGTTCGAAGTTTTGTTTGTTCAGTCAATTGCTGGGTGCGGGAGACTGACTGGTAGAACGAATAACTGGTTAGCACCAACACCATTGTAAGTATGAAGGACAGGAACGAAACGACTTTATGGCGACGAATAATGTCGCCCACTGCAGCCCTACCAAACAAAATGTATTTGATAAAACTTAGTAAACCGCTGGCGGAACTTAACTCCATTAGGTGTCCTCCTTGCGAATGGTATGATTCCTCAAATAATGCCGCTAAAGAGGTGAGGGTTTTAGAGCATGAACAGAATTAAAGGTTTTATCACTAACGTGCAGTACGCCGATAACACAGCCGGCACTGTCTCGCCGTTAGGAGAACTCGACACATATAGCCGAACGTTTTCACGTGATATTGGCTATTATGCAAATGACATCTATCCAGACGTAGAATTGGCATGTTTCTTTAGCAAAAATGATTTGGACGCAGTGGTAACAGTTCCGCCTGCAGTATCCAATACTATTTTGCAATTGGGCCACTGGGTCTACAATCGGTATACGGCTGGCACTATTCCAGGGGAAGCAGACAAAGCGACTTTCCTGTTAGATCTGGCCGCGGCCTTCCCATCTGCCACCTTGTTCGCTGTGAATGAGTTGATAGAGCTGGCATCCCCTACAAAGAATATTCCAGACTATGTAGAATTTGTTATTACTGAATCTGGCGAAGATTATACCGTCCGAGTTTGGTTTAAAGATGACCGGTTCCGTACACAGTACGATGAATACGAAATCATTGTCATACCACCGTTGGACAATGTAGACGATCTGAACAACTCAACTGCATTTGTTAGCCCGCTCTTAGCGGCTATGACACCGCAGGCACTGGTACTGAAAATACAAACAGCTACCGGTAACAATCCTGCGTCGCTGTTGAAGACACAGTCCTTTACCTGGGTGGATCCAACGTTCCCAGTATCGACACGACCAACTGTTTGGACGTTACTCATTTACGGCGCCGCCGGCAATGACAGTGATAACATCAAGGCTGCTATCCGGGCGTACATTGATGTTAATGGCGATGCATTATTTCCATGGGCAGCGTTACTACCTGATCTTTACGCTGAGAATGAGTTTGTTATCATTCCCATGTGGAACCGCATTGCAACTCCAGAAACCAATTTTGACTACGGTATTTACTCGCCTACTGTGTCATTGGGCGAAATGGTTGGTACCGCTGAGGACTTGCTGCCAGACACTTACGCTGCCGCCGTAACAATCGCTACGTTCATCGATAATAACTTACAGTCGTCTAACGTATTCTGGCGTTCTGCTGCAATCTTGGTCATTGGCAACCCAAATAACAGCGGTGCCGTATTCAAGTTTAATGAGAAATTCCCAGACTACATGAGTGTGCCAATTGGCTCAACTGACGCAGCCCGCATGCAGCCTACTACGTTTGCATTTGCCTCTAAGTTGAACGAAGCGTTAGAACATGCACGCACCATGACCGGCAGTTCCCCAGTACCGCTGGGATTCAATCGCGCTAAACGCGGCACTAAAGTTTACTTGACGTTTGATGTCGATGGGACAACCTATCTGATTACAACCAAGTTTACGTTCATTGCTACCATTCCGTAAGAGGTGTAATACATGGCTAAGTTAACACCAACGATTGGTAGTTCGGGGCGTTACGCCCTGCGCTTGCCGTGGATCGCAAATCCAGACATCGTTTACGAATGCGAGGCAATCCGTTCGTTTGACGACATCTACAAGCTTGGCATCGACGTCTATAAAGAATACTACCTGAGTGCTGGGTTGGTTGAGGGGAATACGTACGGTGGATCGGTTTTCACATTCGCTGCTGAGAAAGCGTTAGACCCCAACATCATTACGTTACGAGGAACCAACGGTTCTTACCTGTACGTACCAGATACTTACATGGAAGGGTTTCCCGATGTAAGCGGTGAGCCTTACTCTCGTGTCGTGGTATCAATCGATTTAGGTGCCATTCCAGACTTTGTGGATTTGAGTACATTGATGTCTAAGGTTGCTAACGTTGCACAGTTGACCATTGGCGCAATTCCACAGGTCTCATTGCATAAAGCTCCGGCTACAGAGCAACCTACTAAGTCACAGCACATTACACTGGAAGCTGCCCGTACGGCAGGGATCAGTATCACGCAGACTGACTATCAGCTGTACATGGCCGAAGTCGATAAGAACGATCTGAACACCGATACCATTGCTGCGTTAGTAGCGCGGTTACAGGAACTCGGTGACATGCCTCCTCCTTGAGTGAAAAAAAAGGTGTGGCAGTGCTGACATAATCCCCCCCTCCCTAACCGGAGGGGGGGATATGCCGTGTTTGACTTACTCGTAAACAACACCCTGCGTTACTTCGGGGCGGGCTTCGACTGCAACTTCTGCCACAGCTTCAACAACGGCCACAGTAGCTGCTTCTGGCGCTGCTGCGTTAACCGTGTTACTTGCATCCACGCGACTATTGATCAGCGCCAACATATCGTCAGACAATGTCACCGCATGTTTCTCGGCTTCCCGCATTTCCAACAAACGTTTGTGTGCTGGACTGTTGTAACGCTTTTCACCATCAAGCACCATACGCAGATGATCAACCATGTAGCGACGATTGCTAGGCGACAGCCCATCTTTCGCAATGCCCCAGGTATTACACCACTCACGATAATCAACGCCATCCTTATAGTTCAGGTAGGCAGTGATCAGGTGGCTATCAGCTAACGCGACACCCAATTGCTTGAGCAGTTCGTGACGGCGTGGGAGGCGGCTACCGGCCCAGACTTCGGCTTGGATAGGATTCAGACCCGCTTCAGTAGCCAGTTGAATCTGTCCCTTCTTCCAAATTTCTTTGGAACGGGGTGACCCCGGCTGAATGATCAGTTGACGACAGTAGCGCTCTTGGCCAGCGGTCAGCAACCGCAGACGCCAGCCATTTTGCATTTCAGGCACGACAAAATCGTCGGCCATGTAACCGGTGACCAACACGGTTTTACCAGCACCTGCCAGTGCATCAAAATCAGCAGGAGTAAGTGCAGCAATTGCACCGTATATTTGGTCGTACTTGTTAGGCGTATCCATTGTAGTGCTCCTTGATCGGTATGTAGCATTGGGAGTAGTGACACGAGTAAGTCAAAGGTTACTGGTCATAAAGGTAGTATGTGTCTAAAAATATATCGGATAGGTTAGTGATGTTATAGGAATTAAGTTGGAGCATACGCATGAGACAGTCACTACTGGCAATGATGAACATTGCTTTAGAAGGTGCCATTGATGGTAACCTGCACAAAGAAATAGAATACACGTTCTACGGTAGACTAAAAGACATTACACAATTGGAAGCCGCCGTACGTACAGAGTCTCATGAACAGTGGAAGCTTACACCTGGTAAAGAGGTTGAAGGGTTCCGGGCGCGTATCCGTGAGATCGATCACCGTCGTTGGGTACTGTGTACCAAACAAGTGCGTGAAGGTGCTTACGGTTGGGATGAAGTGGAGTGTGACATTTCCAAAGATATGTTCACTGCATTGAAAGTAGTTGCAACCAACGGGTATCGGAAAACGCGCTATGAGTTTCCAGTGGCCGGCACTGACCGTATTTGGGAAGTGGATGTCTTTGTATCGCGTTCCGGTGAACCCAGTGTGTGGGTAAAGATCGATTTAGAGGTCGAAGATCCCCACGCTAAGATTCCAGAATTCCCATTGGAGTTTGATGAAATCATTACTAACCAAGATACTCAGATGTCTGGGGAAGAACGTGCTTTCGTTGATCGACTATGGCATGCGGAATGGCAGCAGTTGGACGCATGACGACATAGGCCCCTCCCCAATTGGGGAGGGGCTTTATGCCTTACCAAAGTAATGCTTTAGGCATTCCAATCGCTGCCGGTACACTGCAAAGATCCATTGCTTCCAATGTAACTTCCAAGTCCGAACCACTACGATCTACCTTCACCCCCATGATAGCTTCTACTTGAGACAGCGACCATTCCATGATGTCTTTAGCACGAGTCGAGATGTTAGGCTCATTCCCCGTATCCAATACAACCATGTAAACGTACACTTGCGTGTCTTGTCCTAAGCGTGCGCAGCGAGATACCGCTTGATCAAACTCGTAATGGCGGAAGGGTGAGTTCATCATGACGATGGTATTGGCTACCGTCAATGGAACTGCTGTGGACAATGAATCAAAGGTGGCAATCAATGGGTTCGTATCAACGTCTTCTTCAAACTGTTTAACAATCTGCGTCACGTTACGATTCGTTTCACCATAGACCAAACACGTTTTAAACCCCTCGTCTTTTAGTTTGAGATCCATTTCTTTGACCACATCCACGTACGAGGTGAACACGATTGTCTTTTTGATAGAGTTCTCTACCAGACTACTAACGTCGGTTTGACGCACCATGTCCACGTTACACTTGGAACGCTTCTTACCCAACACGCGCCCCAGGCACTCCCCTTGGATCTTTAGGTGCACGTATTTCACAACGGACTTACTGTCGCGGAACACGTGTTTCATCGCGTTGGGTAGTACGGGCAGAATGACATTCTTTTCGTAAGCGTTTACGGAGGCTGCAATAGTCTTGTGTAAGACCGGATCGTATTCTTTACGAATGATGGCAACGTTAGCACGGTACCGTGCATACTCCTCATGCTGACTGGGAGACAGCCCTTTGTTTTCAAAAACTTTCAAACAAGACTCGTACGCCGCCACGTAGGCTGTCATGTTTTTCTTGTAATACTCCGTACGTTCTTTAATGAACACCGTCATCTCATCTCGTATCGTCGCCAACGTGTAGTCACTGCCGTTGGGCAGTTGCACTTTAATCGTTTCAATGATTGGCTTGATATCTACCACCGTGTCCTTAGCAACTTTATAAGTGACCAGTCCAATGCGGTGTGCCAAAATGTTAATGGCGTGTTTAGCATCTTTACCAAAGATTGTTTTGAACCGCTGCTCAGTCGCTTCATCAAAGTACGGGTCGATTGTGCGCAGTAAAGGAATGGCTTCATTGCCAATCGCTTTGATAGGTGTGCCAGATGACCACAGTACGTGTTCACTGTGTAATGTCTTACACAGGCGCACAAACTGTTCTGTACGGGATGCCGTGACTTCGTTGAAGTTATGGCTTTCATCCAAGATGACGACCGATCGCTTTTGACTACCGCGTAACATCCCAGCCAACTCCACTGCTTTACCAATGGATTCGTAGTGGAATATGTAGTACTTGTGTTTGGCATCCAATGGGAGATTGTTGCGTGAGACCCAGGCTTCTGTCGCCCCATCAATCAATGTTTTAATGGATTTATCCCACACGCTGTAGACAGAGTTATTTGGAGCAATGATAATAACAACGTCTGCCTCCAACATTACTGAAAGCGCCAGTCCAGTGTAGGTCTTACCCGTACCGGGTGGGGAGGACAGTAAGAAGCCATTTAAGTTATAGCGTGGAACGACTCGGTTGTAGGTTTGAAAGAACTCCGCTTGATGGGGGAGCGGTTTAAGACGCATCCGCTTAATCAAATCAAAATTCAATATGTCCGGCTGTTGACTGCGGGTATACTGCAACCAGGTTTCAGCGTACAGTAACTCCAGCGTGCGTCGTAGTGCGCGAGCATGCTTTAATCGCTTGGAGTTAGCCAGCAAGTGTTCTATCACAAAGGCTAATTCAATCGCAAAGAAGCGAGGGATGGTAAACGAGTTTCGAGTACTGCTTAGGAATAACCCACCGGTGATTTTAGACGAACGCCACTCATCAAATATCATTCGTTCAATATCTTTAACAGGTACGTTTGTAACGGTAATAGTGGTCGCTGATTCGGCTATGTCAATAAAGCCAACCAACCGTGACATTGTTTTCTGAAAGCTCATGTGGCACCCCAATGTTAACACAGTATCAAGCCAAAAAAAAGAACAATGGACGGACATAAGCCCCTCCCGTGTGGGAAGGGCTGTAAGCCGTTCTATGGCAGTAGGTAAACATCGGGTCGGTTATTTAGTTAGCGTCGCACACACGAGCTGTCAGAGCCTTCCAGCTGTGCTTCTAAGTGAAGACGCCTTCTACTTCCCCTTGCTGTACATGTATAATCACGTAACGATGGTTTTTGTACACTGCGCTTAACTGTAAGTGTTCCGTCGATACGAAGTTTGACTGTTTATTCAGGCTAAACCAACACGAGGGATGCACGTCTAAATGACGCTCCCACTCAGTCTGTGAAAATGAAATGGTGTGCAACCACACCATGGTTTGTTTTAAATCCACACGCGGCAATAAAGCTGAATGTGCAGATAGCACCACCATCAGTAAATTGTTTTTGTGCGTTAGAGAGATAACGCGGTAGCGTTGTTCGAGTGCTTGCTTAAACCATTTAAGTAATGCCAGGTCTCGATCCGCACTCGCTGCAACGTACAGCTGATCTTCAATCCGATAGTGTGGATTGATTATTTCGCCATCCATGCCAGTTCCATGGTAGAGCACTTTAGGAAGTTTTTCCACCGCGGTATCTCCTTTAAATATTAAACGGGCCTCTCCAAGAAGCGACGGGTGTACTGCTCCTGCCGCAACATGTCTTCCGCGTACAGTCGATTGTATTCTGCACTCTCATGTCCAGAGTAACGCTCTAGGGCCGTGAATGTAGATTTCCATCGCTTGCGGTAGTTAGCCAATATGTCGAACCCAATAGGGATCGCTACTTCTGGCTTTAGGAGATCTTGTTTTGTAACCTTGTAGGCAGCGCAGTGGTAATAACAATTAACCTGCGTCATTCCGTACGAGGAGCCATTAAATGAAACGGTACAATTATAACTACACTCTTTTCCAACTAGGGTCAGTGCCAAAGAATAAGCCGTATCAGTCTTTAGCGCGCTTACCATAATAAGCTCCGCGTAGTGCTGTGCTTTAGCCTCTGGAACTTTGTAATTGGATGAAATGTAATTGGCACCCCGTTTAATCTTTTCCAACATGGGGGCAGCGATTGCAGTCAGGTTAACGTTTTCGGCTTGGAGTTTTGTAATCTCTCCTTGCTGCACACGCACTTCATTCACACGCGCTTGCAGTTTAACGTCTCCCCAAACAATGCCTAATCCAAAACAGAAGATCAGGATTACTAACACTGCAATGATGCGGTGTAGCATGGAGATGTAAACTAATAGGACGTCATTCTGTCCTAGCGCGCAAGCAGCTTGTGCGACTGCATTATCGGGCGTCAGTTTAGCGACTGTGTCGCGTACTGTGATATCTGACGTTGCCATGGTAGTGCTCCTTATTTCATGGATTGGGGGTTTTGCATCGACGGGACAATCCCGTCGCTGTAGACACCCTTGCTCTTTTGAACAAGTGGTTATTCGGTAGCACAAAGATAGACTCTGCGGTGGTAGGTGATTTGTTTAACCATTTACCATAAGCGGCGATACGACTTGAGGGTTTACATGCTCCTGAGTTGAGTAAAGTAATGCATACCGCCAGCTACACTATTGGCGGTATGCGGTGAACTTTTACCGTGCTTTTGGTTTCTTTTCCACTGCTGCGCCAGTGTCAGGTTGGATTTATAGCGGTCGAATCAAACCTTCTAACGCAATCAAGTTAGTGTAGTTTGTCTCTACCTGCAATTTTGTTACATTGCCGTTATGCAGCTGTTCCATGGTCTGCGCTACACTGCGGTTTAGATCAATGGCGCGGCCAAGGATCTCCGGACCACTCACCGGTTTAAATTTCCCCTGTGAGATCCGTGACATTAGGTCGCTGGAACGCAAGAACGTCCCCAATGCCAGTAGCTGATGAAAAGCCAGTGATGCGTTTCTAGATAACCCCGGCGCCTGTTTCAACTTAGGTATTAGATCAACTGCACGGCGAGCCATCGCATGTACTTCTTCCGTAGGCGTGAACGGGTCAACGTTTAGCGGATCTGCCTTAGAAGGTGAATCTGAAAACAGCGTAGAATGCGTTTGCAGGTTTACGTATAGATCCAATCCCAACAACCGCTTCAGCGTTTCCAACTCTGCGATCGGTACAACGTACGGCCGGGCAACCTCTTGTAACGTGTGTATTGGATGGAACAACAACGCCAATGTCATGGGGTTTAGGTTTTCATCCTGTAGCAGGGCATCCAGTTCCGAATGGTTTTCTATGATGCTGGGGGAGGTTACCACCATCATCTTTGAAATCGAAGTATGCATCACCCACGCGCCAATGCCTCGGACGTAGTAAAGCATTCCGCGTTCACCACCGGGTAGATGTAGCGGCAACGAGTGTGTGCCAAATGCTTGACCGTCGCGCGATTGAATCAATTGATCCTGTCGCCGCAAGAGTGCGTAAAGAGATTCGTTGTACGGTGTGGTCAATAGACCGTGCACTTCATGCGGTTCCGCACCGTTTTGTAATATGTGCAAAAACAAAGCTTTGATAAACTCTGCTGGTGACATGGTTGTTTCGATCATGATGGTCTTTCCTTAAAGGACATAAACCCACGCTAAACTAGCGTGGTGGGAGGGAGGGTTATTTTCTAGAACGGATCAACTGTTCAAGGGCTGCGATGTCTTTATCGTCACGTGCTATCTTTTCACGTTTTCGATCCGGATGATTACGCATGCGTCGTTTCATTTCCAAAATAACTTCTGGAGAACTAACGCGCATACCGTGAATAAACTCGGTAGGCTGTTTCACCTGCTCGGCATCCGAGTGCACATCAATGTTCAATTCCTTGAATGTAATGATGTTCACTTTAAACGATTCGTCATAGTGACTAACATGTCCCAGCTTTATTAGACGGGCATATGTCTCGGGTGTAACAGATACATCGATGTCATCAAAGCTGTCGCGAATGCCGTAGATCGCCAATGCAGCACCAGTGCCAATGACATAGTTCAATGACATCGTACCAGGACAT